GCACCTGTGTAAGTGTTTCCCCGTATTCTGTAGCGTAATTGACCGCCGCCGCCGTGCCGACCACTTTTGCCATAGACGGGGCAAGCATATCCTTTACAACTGTCTTTGCAATTGCAGCGTTACCAATAGGTGAGAACAACGTCGTAGCAGCCGCGCTTGTGGCGGCACTCTGCATGCCAATGTTGTGCTTCTGGGCATCGGTCAAATCGGTGCGGCCTTGCACCAACTTCATGGCATCTTGGTAACCACTTGTAGAACTCTCAGCAATGTCTGCAATGTTTGCAACTGCCGCAGACGTTTTTGCCGCACCAGCAGTGCTTTTTAATAACGTACTACCCAGACCATAACCGGCCACAAACGCGGGGCCTTCTTCGCCAATTTCTTTGGCGGTCATGTTGATCACACCACCAATATTTTGAATGCCAGATGTAACGGCGACAAATGGTTTTAAGTAATCCGGCGCGTTCTTAACATCGTTGACCCAATTTTTAGACTGCTGCTTAGTTTCTTCTGTAGTGAGGTTGTTGTAGTAGTTGGAGACGTCACGTCCAACAGTACTAAGCAGATTGTCTTTAGAAACGAGGGACGAAGTTTTTCCAGTCTTATCATCACCTGTAGTGGTTAAGATATGCGCAAGGTCGCCAAAGAATGTAACGAAGTTGCCGTAACCTTGACCAAGACCTCGTGATGTATCTAGTACCACGTCACCCATACGTTTAATAGTACGAATGGAATCGTCGACTGTACCGATTGGCACGCCCATAATTGTGGGGCCACTGTAAGTTACAGGTGCGGCAGTCTTGGTGGAGTTTGCAATATTAGTGAGCGTCTCAGTAGCGGCGGCTTCACGTGCGGCTGTGTCAGTCTGTGCTGCAACAGTCTTAGACGCATCAGTAACTGTTGCCAAGTTTGCCGCGTTCAATGCGTCAATTGATTTAGTACTTAAGTCTGGACGCTCTGCGGCTGTAGCAGTGCTGAAACTTTCGACTTTACCCGTCTTAGGATTAAGCCACTCAAACGTTTGATTAGCGCCAAGTTCTTTACGTGCCAGTGCATACGCATCATTAAAACTTGAACTATTTTTAATCGTAGCCCGTGTTTGATCGTTTGCGGCATTCTTGTCAATAGCACCCTGCAAGTTACCAAACTCAGTATCGACAGCCGCTGCGCCTTTAACTGTATCGTTACCTGTTGCGCCCGTAACAGTCTGTAAAATGCTATTTGAATCAGCGGCTATTGTGTCTGGTGTGGTTGCGCCATCAGTGATTGATGAAACAACATCTTTGGTTGCAAGGTTTGAAGTAACGGTGTCGTTGCCTGTTGCGCCTGTGACTGTGTCCGTAGTTGTTTTAGTGTCTGTTGTAACTTTGGTGTCGGTACCTTTTGCTTTGTTGATTTCAGCATTGGCAGCGGCAATAGCCGTGTTAAGGGCGATTTGATCAAGTGGCTGTCCAGAAATAACGCCAGTAACCGCGTTAGTCACCATGCGTTGTTGAGCGGGTGTTAGGTCGGCGTAACCATCAATACTACCTAGCATTGCGTTAACAGCGCCAGCAGTACCTCCTGTAGCCGCACCTTTCAAGAAGGCTTGTCCAACATCTTGCCCCGTGACCGCCGCAGTTGCTGCTGAAGAAACCGCAGTCTGGAATGATCTAGCCAATGTGCCCGTTGCGTCAATATTATTAAGGAAGGACGCGCCGTCTTTCATAACATCAAGACCGGGAATTTGTGACCCTACAAACGAAGCCGCAGCCCCCGTAATAGCGGACTCAATGCTTGCGCCGCTGGCAATTTTTACTGCAAAGTTAGCGGCAATTTGTTCTGGAATGGATAGACCCCCAGTAGCCACGGCCAATGCAATCTGGCCAACAGCGCCGAGGTCATCCATCAGAATGGCAAGATCATTAGAAGTTGCGTACGTCGTATAAAAGATTGGCGTGCCATTAGCGGCAAACTTAACGCGATAGCCAGTGTTTCCATCACCATCAAACGTGCCACCAAAAGCAGTGCCTGTTTGCCGCTCACTGTACGTATTGGGAACTGCTTGGCCTGTTACTTTATTGCCAAATGTTTTTTGGCCCGTGTCGGCTACAAATTTGCCGTCTACCGTTTTAACTTTTGATGGGTCAACATAGATAGTGCCCTCGCCGCCGTCAGACATCCCATAGAGCGTTTCAAGTTTGGCATCTTTAGGAACTTCTACGGATTTGTAATATTCATTACCTTCTGAGTCAAATTGCCCTGAAGGTACACTAATTACTTTGGTAGTTGTACCGTCACCATTGTCTCGTGTACCAACGTACTGTCCGTTGTATGTTTGACCAATTACATCTACTTGCGCTAAAACAGGAACTTCACCAAACTGCTTAATGTCTGTAATACCAATACTTGTTAAGATTGTTGCCATGTCAGCGGCGTTTGCTTGCGCCGAGCCTTTACCTTGCCCAGTCCACTTGTCTGTCAAGTTTTGCCCAAGAATCTGGTTGGTTAACGTAGCGGTTGCGGCAGAGCCAGTATCTCTAATAGTGTTACCCTCAGAGTCAACGATTGCGCCGGTATTGGTCAAGAACGTACCGTTCTTTAAATCTGTTGCTTTAGATAGATCAACTGCGGCAGTAGCGGTATCTGCGCCTTTTGTAACTGCGGCAGTTGCGGCAGCGGCGGCATCAGCTTCTGAATCTGTTTGCGTTGAAGTCTGTTCTGCAATTTCTTTGGCGGCAACTTTTGCTTCGGCGGGAGAAGCGCCACGAGCAATCAATTCTTGATATGCGGCAATAACAGCGGCGTTATAACGCGCTGTGCCTTCGTCGTTTGTGTGCAGTGGGTCTTTGAGTAACGTCTTATCCTGCAAGATGTCGCCCATCACATCGACCAACTCTACGTTGTCATGTTTAGCCGCAATGTCTGAATACAGTGAATCTATCTGCGCGTTAAAGTTATTGGTTACAACATCATTAACTGATGCGGCATAGGGCGAACCTGTCAATACAACGTCAACACCTTGCTCTGCAAGAAGAGAAACAATCTGATCAATGTTGTTGGTAATTGTGGCTCTGTCAACACCTTGCAAGAAATCAACACCACCGGTCTGCAAAAACACAGTTGCGTCTTCATCAAACGAGCCGCCACCATCTAAAAACGTTGTAAGTTGATTAAGTGTATCGGCTGTAGTTGCACCGCCCACCGCAGTGTTAAGTGTGTTTTGGCCGGTAAGTGCTGTAAGTTGGTTTGCAAGATCAGTGTTTGTACTGTTCCAACTTGCACCGGCTAAGATGTTACCAGTCAGAACGTTACCTGTAGTGGCCCCGGTGGTCGTGGTTGTACTTGTATCTGCGGTTGTGGTGGTTGTAGTAGCGGGTGTAGTGGTAACCGCAGGGGTAGTAACGACTGCAGGAGTAGTGGTAACTGTAGAAGTAGTTGGTTGGTATGGGGCAAAGACGGATGCAATTGCATCTTCAGACAGCCCCATACCCCTAAATGTTGTAATCAAATCATTGGTAGCGTCTCTCCCCCCAAAAACGTCGTACACACTTTCGTAGGTGGGGAGACTTGCGGCGGTGGCTGGCGCACTTACAGTAACTCCCGCACCGGGTAATGAAGCAAGAGAAGCAACCTCATAAGTATCTGGCCCAAATTGTTGGGCAAAATAATCAACTTCTTGTGTAACGGGGGCGGCGGCAGCGGCGGCAGGAAGCGACGCAATACCTAACGCTGCGTTATACCTGCTAGATACGTCACCGTAATCGAGACCCGTAGCCTGCGCCATTTGCTCAGGAGACACTCCAGCCGCTTGCATGGTAGTAGCAATTAGCGTATCATCTGCACCGGGGTTTTCGTTCAACCACCCAAGAATATCTGCATTACTGACTGCCATTATCCGACCTTCCAATTTGTTCCGTCAGAGTATACGGGCACAGCTACTGCCCCGCCAGTCACAACGGTTGCTCCAAACGTAGGAGCCAAAGCATCGGTAACAAAAGACCTTGCACCTGCGCCTGATGTCACCGCGCTTGGTAATGTTGCCACAGTGTAGTTAGTTAGCGCTGGGATAATTTCATCCGTTTTCAACTGATTTAAAATAGCATCAACCCTGTTGAAGTATAGGCGTAGCACATTATTTAACTGGTCAACATACTGCCGATCATACTCAAACGGAGATAGCGGTAAGTTAGGCGCAGCAACCTGATTGATCTCAAAGTCAGAAATAACAATCATGTATTACCCCTGCGTCCATCTTGTTTAATGTCAATACGGGGGCTACCCAACTGCCATGCACAGCCAAGCTGGTTAGATTCAACCTGAAGAATCATCTGACGGCCACGAACACGTACAAACACTTGACCTGTAAACTGCTCAATGACTGAGGTTGAAGTGCGCGCCACTGTTGCATCAGGGTTACCGCCCGCAGAAATGGGGTTGTTGTATCCTGAGCCAGAGTTTTGCATTGGAATAAGTGTCATGGTCACTTGAGGGGATGCGGTATCTGATCCACGGAACGTAATGTCGGGAAGCATGCGGTAAACAAAGCCAAAGTGATTACCGTCGTCAATGTCAAACTCAGCAGAACCAATGACGGCAGAAATAGCTGCTGGCGTGCCTGTCTGGTTATCATCGTTGCCCTGCTCATGGTTAACGAGGTTGTAAGAATAGGTAGCCGCCAATGGGTGGTCACGCAATCCAGAATCAAGCCATGCTGTACGACCCAGTGTTCCGTAAGACCAAACATCTTCTGAGTAGTTATAGATGACATACAGATCAACTGCGTTGCTATTGGCAGAACAATAGAACCACCAGACTTCGTTAAAGCCTTCATTGGTTCCCGCAAACACTTGAGATGCCTGCGCCAAGTTAATATCTTGGAAGATGTGACGGAGCAGATCGCAACGCAGTGTTTGTGTACGGCCATCGTATTTGTAAAATTTTTCTACACCCATCCAGTAAATTACACCAGACGCAACAACTGCCGCATTTGGGCCAATAATAGAGATGTTGTCTCCCAGAAGCTGGCTAGACCAAACTACAGGTGAGCCTTGGTATTGCAAAGAATACAAAGACGAATCAGTCCAAACTACAATCTCTTGGCGGGTCTGTACTACAGTCACAATTTCCGAGCCATGAGACAGGCGGATACTACCAGCTTGATTTGTTGCTGCGGGTGTCCAGTTAGTTACAGATTCTTGATCTGACCAGCGAATCAACATAGGATCTTGAACGGTACTGCCGTAATCGTTACAGCCAAACGCAAACACAAACCGGCTTGTGTCGGCAACAAAGATGGTGTTCTGGATGGTCGGGCAGTCTAACGCTCCACCTAATTGGGCAATATCAATGCCTCTGACAGAGATTGTTTGCGTACCAGATTGCGTACCACTGGTGTTAATAGCTGCACCACCA